CCCATTTTTATTTCATAGCCAAGAGATAAAAATTTAGAGTCTTCGGGTCCTCTATTCCTTCCCCTTTCGAATTGAACTTGGATGTAACTGTTTGTAAACTGTGGAGTTTCATTGATTACCGCAAAAATACCACACATAGGTTATAGGTGGTAGTAGATTATTCTATTACATGCATTCTATTTAATAGTTTATTTTATATAATATAATAAATTATATTATCTTATACTATGAACTCAATGTTTAAAGATGAACCTGCTTCGCAAAAAACAAACACCATAAATAATAGACTATTTGCAAGAAATCGTCCATCGCAAGCATTACAGCCCTATTTAGATGGTCGCGCAGTAACAACGAAATTTTCAGTAATGCCAATCGTAGATCTTCGGAGACCTGTAGAAACCCCATTGCGCCAAGCCCCTACTTACGACATTAAAACTACATTTAATCCAGGCAATAATTTCGCTCCCTGGTCGGGTTATGCATCTAATGTAAACAATGAATCGTCCCTGCGCAATCAATTTTACGGATTACAAAGTTGCAGTCAATCTGTATACGTCCCTTCTTCGCAAAGTGATTTGTATCAAGTACAATGGAATCAACAACAACTGGATCAACCGTTTCCAGGTTTATTTAAAATAGATATTCCAGCTCATTCTCTAGATAACAATGGTGAAATTTCAAAGAATATTGGCTACGAAATATTTAACAATGCAACAAGGCAACAAAACAAAGAGGCCAATAAAGATTGTTAACGATAAATATAATCAGCTTATTAGTTGAAAACACATTATAAAATATGAAATAATATGTTATAATGGACGAACAATTTATAACTCAATTAACATTAGAATACTTGATGACTACAGAACAGAAGAAAAAATTACAACACGTTTTGAAACAAAAGGGGTGTAAAAAGGACAAACGTTTTTACCGTCGACGCATTTTGAATTTGACAAAGGATATGCTATTGAACAATTATCCTAATGATTTACTAACAGATGTGAAAGATGCATTTGAAAATTATGTGAAAACGTGCATCGGTTATTTTAAAATAAAAGACGAAGTCGATATTTATCAAGAAAAATACAAACTAGACTGTATTTTAGACGAAACTACAATGGAGAAATTGGACACTGATGATTTAGTAACTCCCGAAGAAGCGGACAAGTTAATGATGCGATCAATAAAAATCAATAAACTACCTTTAGATGGTTTTGTGAAAGTGAGGCAAACGAAACCACACGTAGCGATCGTTCTTCCACAACAAACCGAAGTCAACTTGAAGGATCCTGTTTTAAGAAAAAAAGGTATCCCAAAAAAGAATATTATCACAACACCTTATAAGAATGAAAAAGAAAATAAAACAGAAGTCGCTTGTCAAAAAGACATTGCAAAGGAAATTACAAAATAAAACTCGTAAAATGAAACCAGTAATGTGCAGCCCCAAAGTTAATAATAAAGAGTATACCTGCTATACAGACGAAGATTTACATAAATTAAGAGATATGTGGAATGCGCGTCATCCAGATCAATTTATTGATACCAATGACTCGAAAGAGATATGGAATACATTTAAAAATGTTTACCAGCGTGTTTGCAATCGAGAATCGTGTTGGATTAAACAGATGACAGCGGGGAGTAAAATGGAAAAGGAATTATTGAAAGCATTCGCACCAGTATCGCCGAAAGAATGGAAAAAGAATCCCAATGAGTGGTTATCGAGTGTAGATATTATTGAAGTCATGAGTCAATATGAGAAATCTTACAAATGTTTTGAATTTATGGGTCCGTCACCGATAGATTACGACACCCATAAAATATACGGAGAATGTGTGTGGGAAGAATTGTGTCATTTTAGTTTGTTAGAACAAATGAAAAAGGGGAAGACGAAAATAGGAATTATTTTCAATACCGATCCCCATTATAAACCAGGGGAACATTGGATATCGCTTTTCATTAATATTAAAAAGGCGCAAATTTTCTTCTTTGATAGCGCGGGAAATAAGGTGCCTAAGCACATTCAAAAATTCGTAAATGGCGTCGTGGAACAGGGATTGAAACTGAAAAAACCCATACATTTTGTCTTTGATCAAAATTACCCTGTAGAACATCAATATAAAAATACGGAATGCGGCATTTATGCTTTATTTTTCATTGTCCATATGTTGCAGGATAAAATTACAGGGAACTATTTGAAAACACATATTTTGAAAGACGAATATATGCAGAAATTCCGCAAGATTTATTTCAATGAGGAGCTATAAATAGTCCTAAATCATTATTCTGTTTCATTTGAAATGTTAGATGTTCCTTCAAAGAAAGGTCTTAGCCATGTTGTTGCTTTAGATAGCGCCCTTGACGCTGCATAGTCAATGATGAGTGTAGGGACAAATGCTGAGCATGTCGCACTAGCAGAAAGATATACCCGAGTGTACCCTGGGCGATCGGGTAAATCTTCCATGTGCCAAAATCCTTCAGCTTTCTTCAAAACAAAATTGGGTTTGTCTTGATCTAAGGAGAATTTAATAAATCTTTTTGTGGGAAGAATTTCATGGACAACATTCACTTTGAGATTGAACTTACTAAGTGAAAATTCTGTATGGATGAATTCATCATTTCTACAACTATATATGGTAAGAGATTTTACTATAGGAATACACTTGTCGTACTCATCAATCGTCTGTAGCCGCTCGAAAACGTCTTGAAGCGGGGCTTTTACATCAACTACAACGAATCCGTATCCAGTTCTACCATTCATTGTTTGTTGTTGTACTCTTCCACCCTCTCTAAGAATATTCAGGTCTGCAATTGTTAGCGAGGGCAACAAAGGTAAATTAGTATCATTATCGAGTAAGATTATTGTGCAAGTATCTCTTGTTGTGTCATATCTCGTAGTAATTGAATAAATATTTATTTTTTGTAAGCTTACGCGACTGAAAGATTTCGTTTGCTTGATTAGATGGATTGTTAAAAATATTAAAAATGCGAAAAGCATTGTTAAGTCTTCTATATTATATAATATAATATATCTATTATATATTAAAAAGAAATGAAAACAAAATATTTAGATAAAAAGACAAGAAAGCGTAAACGAAAGCAAAAAGGAGGGGCTGAAAAAGATTATCCAGCTGGCGATGTAAATAAACGCATATCGTATACAGGAAACTTGAATAATGAAGGTATACCAGACGGCATTGGAAGAATGATATATGAACGTACCGATTCATACAATGGCCAGTGGAAAAATGGAAAAAAAGAGGGACGCGGTACAATGTCTTATCATAACTACCGTGATCCCAATATTATGGATATGTATAATGGTGAATGGAAAGATGATAAACAAAATGGACAAGGAAAAATGATGTTTTATGCGAAATATAATGAAACCTTACCCGATACTTTTTATTATGAAGGTGAATGGAAAGATAACAAAGAAAATGGAAAAGGAAAACACATATGGGTAAATGGAGATTATTATGAGACCAAATGGGAAGACGGCGACGCGGCAACAGATGGAAAATTAAGAATGACTCTTGAAAATGGTGATATTTATGAAGGTCAAGTACATAACTACGATGTTGGTGACGACTGGGATCCTCAATTACCCAATGGAAAAGGAAAAATGATATATACAGATGGAACTGTATATGATGGAGAATGGGAAAATGGAGAACGGTATAATGGTCTAGAAGTAGATGTTTGGACAAGTGACGCAGATTGTGAAAATAATGCGGATATAGAAGACCCAACTTCACTTGAACAGATCCCAATTGGACGTGGGTTTAGAGTAGAAGCAGAGTATATTCCAGATGAAAACAAAGGAAGATGCTATGATGCGGAACAGTTAATACAAATAAAAAATGGTATTACTCCTCTAACTAGAGCGCATTTTACCGAATTAGACAAAACCAGAATGAAAGCATATGTAAGATCGAAAAATGTTTTGCCTCTTGGTGGAAAAAGTAAAAAAAGTAGAAAAGGAAAAAAGGTTAAAAAAAGTAGAAAAAC